GAAGACCCTCAAGCTCTTGAGGCTGGATGTGCATGAGCATGGTGTCGCCATTGCGACCCTTAGAAGCGATCTCTCTTGACTTCTCAACCATGCCGCCGTGCGCGAAACCGCCTACGCCACCGGACTCAAGCTCCATGGTGACTTTGTTGTAAAGATCCATTTCAGGGCTAGGGGTGTTTCCAACCTTCCCCCCCATCGCAAAGCCACCTTGAGGCTGATCGTTCAGGGTGAGTCCCTGCCAGAGTTCTCCCATCCATCGGTCGCCAGTACCCACAGGCTCCTGCTGCTGTTGCTGCTGCTGAGATCTAGCCTGAGGTCTAGCCTGAGGCTTGGCCGGTCCACCAGTGATCGGACCCAGCGGAGATCTGTTGGGCATCTTATTCAGACGCTTGCCAGCAGCCTGCCTCTGGGCAAACTGCTTAGGGGACGGCTTGTCCTTGGGAGGCGACACATTCCCCATGTTCTGATTCTTCATACCGGCATTAGGCATAGGAGCGCCCATGATGGGAGGAGTGGAAGCCTTGGTCTGACTTCCCGTGGGGTTCAACTCCTGCGGAGGTTCAAACTGTCCGAAGGTTTTTCTCATCATTTCTTCACCTAGACAACTTCCGTTCCAAATATTGTTATTGCGATATCTGATGGATCACCAGCGGTTCCGCCAGTCGCCGCCTCTGCGTATATCCCATTACCAGAGACTAAACCTATACCAAGTGATAAAACGTCTGTCGTCGAATTACTTATGCTTTTGTTATAAATAACATATTGTTTATCATCAAACCCTGGAGAAGACACATCTTCAACTATTCTGATGCTGTACTCATGAGCAGCACTAGAGTCATGAACATGACAAACAGATATAGATGAGACAATCGCCTGAGAATTGCCTCTCGTTGCAAAGCGTTGACCTGACGGGCTAGGAACTTCATAAATTAAATCAAGTGCATTATCAGCAAGCGGAAGGTTTCCTGAACCGGAATCTCTCATCATGGCCTGAGCTAATATCTTGAATCCATCAGCCATGAGTCACGATACCCATCGGAGGGAAAACCATTGCAAGCTTTATGATCTTATTGTTGTCCCGCTTATCTGGGACAGCTTGATTGACCACATTGACAGGATTACTGATCTCGCCGCGATAAGGATCGCGTTCTCTATTGTAGATCTCATCTGACATTATCTTCTTCCATCCGGTTTCATACGGATTCTAGAGTCTCCAAGTTCCCAGCCTGCTCCGGTAGTGGCTGTGTCTTGGTCATAAAATTTAAGGGACATCGTTCGACCACGAACTCGGGTATTCACAAACTCTGTGTCATTTGAAAGAGTCAAAGATCTGGTCGTGGAGGTTGAAGAAGAGGGGTAATTCTTACCCACAACATCAACGAAGATCTGCGGCGTGGTTCCGTCCAGGCCACGAAAATCAGGAGCAAACCTGTCAACGAACATGGAATAGTCTCCATCTTCTATGTCGAAGTATCCGCTCTCAATAAACGAATTCATTGCAGATCCGTCGTCGAAGTAACCATCTTCATGGTTGTAGATAATGGATCTTTCAATACCGTCCCAAACCCCAGAGTTATAGACCCCTCTATCGAAAGAAGCGTTGGGCTTTTCCCTAAGACCAGAATCGGACCAAGAAGTTCTGGACATCGACCCGTATGCCCATGTCTGATCTACATAATTGAACAAGACATACATATCCGGCTCTATGCTGTCGCCGGAGGGGTAAAACCAGATGATCTCATTAAACAGAGAGTTGAGCGCAGAAAACACAACTTCTCTTTTATCATAATTCAACTCTTCAAATACTTTAGAAAGAACCGAGCAGGGAACCTTCTGAACGGATCTCCCGTCACTCTGATAGAAGTTGTTATCTCCCATCCAATACACAATGCCTCTGGCTGCTTTGTGAGCGTACCTAGAGGAGATGGAAATACCGTCCGCAATCTCCTGCAAGGAGAACACGAAGTCTCCACCGATGTACTGAAGGGAGTACAGGGCGTTATCCGTCCAGATCAAGATCTGCCTATCCGATCTGGCGGCAGCAATAATCCTTGAGCCCTTCTGTAGCGGGGCACCGCCAGCAGAGTTCTGGTCTGTCATCTTCCAAGATCCGGGGTGGTCTTGATCGCACCAGCGGATAAGCATCGGATCGAAGTTTCCGAATGTGTCGGATGCACCAAAGGCAATGACCTGACGAGACGCGGGGTTGGTCATCAGGAAGCCAACTTCTTCGGGAACATCGCCATAACCATCATCAGTAGATAAACCGAGAGAAGACATCGGGACTGCATCAGCAAGGATAATTCCAGATGCGTAATCTGTGCTGGAATCAGAGCTAGTGCTGTATGGGTAGCCGTTGCTCATCTTGAGCGACGTGTTCCAGTAGTAGGGCCTGGATCTATCCTTGGCTGCTACAAGGTCTTCACCGAAGGTGTCTAAAGACCACACATTGAGAGCGGCACCCGAGCCGTCGGCAAGCGGGACTGTGGGATTACCCCAGGCAGTCCAGTATTGATCTACGAGGAAGACTGAAGTCCCCGAAGCGTGCAAAACATCAGCAGTTCCATTTTGGCCTCTGGTCATGCCGTCAAATCCAGATCCACCATTTACTGTGTATAGAATAATTTCAGATTCTATAAGCATGGTTCCGGTATCGTTATCGTCACCAAATCCAGTAGTGGAGGCTACGGAAGCAGTTGCAGCTCCGGCAGCAAGGCTGGCCGTTAGCGTGGTGGACGTGGTGGCTGTAGGAATGCCACCCCAGGTTCCTGCACCCCATCCACTGAACTCAGAGAATGTGGACTCGGAAGCCTGGATGTCCCGCATGATGACAGTGTTGCCACCCTGACCGGATCCACCAGTACCAACTTCATTCACGCTCTCGCCGTCGGCGTAATCCTTAGACATAGATCCGAACTGAGATCTTAGGCAACCTTCAAAAGTAACATTGTCAGTAGAAGGATTTGTTCCTAGCTGTATGTATTCATCTCCAATCTTCACCAAGTCATTAGCTTGGAATATGGGAGTAGAAGAATTCAACACGATAGTCGTGTCGGAGTTAGTTATAGATCCGTCCAGCGTGGAACTAGAAAGACCCGTAGGGGCAGTAGCTATTCTAATCTCAAAGTAGTCACTGGTAAGAACCTTGGTAACTGGGAAGCTTTGGGTGGACTTGGTGGTGTCGTATCCTTCAACAGTGGCTCTTGAAGGATAGAAAAGATCGTCCTTGACTAGAGTGGTGATTCCGGTAAGCGTACCGTCGATCTTTAAGAAATTAACGAAGTCCCCAGAGGTAAGTCCGTGGGCGGCGTAGTTAATTAAAACAGTAGTTGAGTTCTGGACTAGATATATCGGGTCGGATAAGTTTTCTAAAAGAAAGGCAGCATCGCCAATAGAATGCGCTGAGGGGGTTGTGTTCGCGTAGCCTCTTGAGATAGTTATATCTTCGCCAACCGCTCCAGAAGAAGCCACCGCAGTTACAAGCATTAGCTCATCACCAACGGCATTGGCGTCACTACCCATTCTCACGATGTCGTCAACAGACACAGCAAAATCAAACTGCAACGTCGTGGTAGCATCGGTTATGTCAGCGTTTGTGAGAGTGCCCTGGGATTTGTAGTCCATTGGGGTGATATCATGGTAAACACCACCGAGATCTACATAGAGCTTTTTGTCGGATCCGATTGCCATCAGGTTTGCACCAGCAATCGAAGACCAGTTCAGCAAGGATCTGGATACTCCAAGGAACTCGTTGGTTGAATACTTAGTCCAGCCACCGATCTTTTCAGGTCTTCCCTGACGGAACCTGATTAAGTCACAGTCATACCATCTCTCTTCAGCGGAATACTGAGTTCCTTCTCTATCTATTCCGGGAGGAAATGTGACTTTTCTATAAGGCATCCTACTTCCAAGCTCTTATAATCAAGTCCCATTTGGTCGGGTCTATATTTGCGACTGAAAAAACAGTTTTGTTAAGAACCTGAATAGCATTGCCGGTAACACAGCCAACAACAGTTCCATTTGCATAGGGGAGGGCACCGATACTAGCCCCTAGACCCCCGTCCGCGCCCAAGACGATCTCATCGTTTTGTGCCCATCCAACATCGCCGCCAGCATCGTTGCATTTAATTACTGCTTTAACAATTCTCGGAGTGGCGGAGAGAGTGTGAGATGCTGAGATGTTAGAACTCACAGTGATAGGAGATGTTGTAGATTCAAAATATGCCCCTTGTCCATTAACCATTCCTGAATGGTAGGGCTGTCCCCAATCATCAGAGGATGTATTTTTGACCTCTAGTGTTGAGGAATTTCTTCTAAGGCCATACCCACTAGAACCAGAGGCTACTGAATCATCTATATTTATGTATCCGCCACCAGCACTTCTGAGGTTAATGTCACCAGCTCTAAACTCAAAATCAGGTTTTATGTAGACAATATTAGAAGATGTATCTATTAGAAGTATACTAGTATCAGTACCGCTACTTATGGCTAACGCACCAGCGGAAGAGCTACCTATGATGATAGAGCTGTCTGAAGAACTCATATCCAAAGCGGCTGACTGGACGACAACATTCCCAACAGGATTTATCACTACATTGCCACTAGTTACAGTGGATAAAGTCAAGTTAGCCGCATTTGCAGCGACGTTCAGATCGTTGCCGCCAGTTGACTGCACAGTCATTGTGCCAGATCCGTACTGAAACGTCGGCGCAACGACAGTTGACGCTGTTGTGACATTTCCTCCGCCCGCTGGCGTTATAGTGATATTACCACTATTCCTGAGGAGAATCGATCCTCCAGATGCTCCACTCTGAAGAGTTAGGTTTGTAGTCCCGCCACTCTCGACAGAAATAGCGTCGGATCCATTCCCTACAACAACATCACCAGCCCCGCTCGGTGCTAGTACAACATCACCAGTCCCATTAGGAGCGACAGTAATGTTGCCATTGGCTCCGTCTGTTACAGTAATGGTTCCGGTAGTGGTGTTTCCGGTCTGTAAAACAATATCCTGATCTCCATTACTAGAGATCGTTGTAGCATCGGAGTTGTCTCCTACACGAAGCTCAGTACCACTAAACAGTGTATCGATAGAGTTGACAACATCTCCGGAACTATCAATATGAACAAAAGCAGTAAATTCAGAAGGAATACTCAGGTCTGTAGCGGTTGCGTTATCTATAACGACGGTAGAGTCAGTATTGTTTATAGCTATGAATTTACTGTAAGTCCTAGCTGCACCACCTGTCTGTATTGTTACTGTATGAGTCGTCCCAGGAGTCCCGGTAAACTCGATAACAGCAGCCCTGCTGGAGCTATTTGCGTCATCCCAATCAGATCCATCCACCACGTTAACAGTTTGAGAAGAGCCTGTACAAGATATTTGCGCGTACCCAACTATAGAGAACTCAAGGGATTCAAGATTGTTGTTGGTTGTACTGCCCCAACTACCCGCTTTGTCGCCATTGCCGATGATTTCAATACCAAGACCTTCGGTATAAGTAGAAGCCATTACTGAGCCGCCATTACGTTCGGAGCGTTATCCGAATCATTATAAGAAGTGTCTCGGAAGGTTCCGCCCTGCATCACAACAAGGGCTTTGAGAGCTTCCATAAATTTCATTTCGTATGTTTGAATCAAATTCGGATCGCCCTTCATGAAGATGTATGCTTGAACAAGACATCCATACAAAAGAGCGTTCTTGGCATGGGTGCTGAGCCAAGTGGTGTTATCAGTAGGGACTGCCGTGAGGGACGTAGGTTCAAAGTAGTAGTTGAACTCATAATTATACGTCGCATTTGCGTGAGGGGCGAAGTTTACAGTCGGAGCATTGGAACTGTCGGTATTGTTATAGAAAGAATAATACTTGGGGTATCCGGTGGTGTTTTCCGTCGGGGCATACTCATAAAGGAAGTTGTAATCCTTTAAGAGTAAATACCTCCAAGGAGTGGAGCCATCCCCAGTTCTCACCCTCAGATACAACGGCGTTAGCGGGCTGGCGATCACATCGGAAGAGGACACCTCAAAGCTTCCATTCCCCGATGTAACAGAGCCAGAGACTTCCTTTGTGTTAAAACTCGCAATGCTAACAGTCGAGTTGATCTTTTCCTCCGCCAACACGATGATGTTGTTCTTCTGATCCTGGGAATCGTCTCCCCAGAAATCATTTTCCAGCCATTCATCTATGGCTGCGCTCAGTGTTGTAAGAGTGAAGGCTGCCAATTACTTCTTCCCCTTGGGCTTTCTGGCCTTGCGATAACCCTGGCACGAAACGGAGCCGCCAGCAGCAAACTGCGCGTAGTTCTTATCTTCGTTTTCGATCGGAAGGCCCGTTCTCTGGGCTTCCTTCATGGCCTTGTCATAGCCGGACTGGTCATACGAAAAGTGCTTAGTTCCTACCTTGGGCATTGGTCTCTCCTAGAGATCCGGGTTGTGAAAGGACACAACCTCTATGTAATGAATGTTTATATCGCCAGCGTCTCCATCCGGCGTCGTATTGAAAAAGTCAAGACGAATCCCGGTAACAGTCCCCGTCCAGTAATTATTGTCGCTTAAGTCGTAAACTATCTTAAAATGACTGGTTAAATTTTTGTTAGCTGCTGAAAATCCATCAGCAGGTTGAGACATCAAAAAGTACGGGACCGCTTGGACTTCTTGTGTCCGATCTGAATCGAAAGGCCAGGGATTTGAGCCGCCGCCTTCATTAGTGTTATTAGTCCAAAAAAGTTTTCCTTGGAAATCGTATTCAAAAAAATCATCAGGCTCAAAGTCAGGAAAGCTGTTAACGGTAAAATCGCAAACAACATACTTATACTTGGAAGAATCTATGCTGATCCAGTCGTTTAAGTATGGAGTACCGTTGTAACCCCTAATGATATACGGATCGCCAGAGGTTCCAGAGTAAACAAGATTCAAAGACTGGGAATCTGAATTCCAAGAAAGAGTACCATTAGCAACACGCCAGCCATCGATGCGAGTAGGGCTAGTCTGGGCTGTGCCCGTAGAGAAATCCCATCTATAGGCAGCCGGGAGATCCCTGCCGCTAATTCCACCAAGAGGTCTAGGATTTCTCAAAGCTTCAGGGTCATCAACCCTCATTCGACCCAGCATGTTCTGGGGATGATCCGGATCCCAGCACTCAGGGCAGACCAACAGATTCGTGGTAGCAAGATTGACAGTCTCGGTCTTCAGATCTTTCAGGTTGTACCTGAAGCCGCATCTGTCACAAAAGCCAAAAGCTTTTCTGCCTTCAGCATACGAAGCCATTAGTAGCTGTAGCCTCCGGGGTAGAGCCTGAAGGGGGCCTTCTCTCTGTCCTCTTCTGCTGCGTACTGGAACTGCTCGTCATATACCTGCTTGAGCATTTGGATTCGCTGCCCAGCCTCAGGCTTCTTGAGGGCAATGTTGTAAGCAAGACCGGCCACTAGCGCGGGCCAAAATCTATCAGGCACATCCGGGTCATAAGTGCCGCCGGGACCAGAGTCTTCCATGCGACGGATGTAGGTATAGACGAGCTTCTGAGTGGCGTCGTTGGGAACGGGCCACAGGTTCATCTTGATCTCGCCCTGCTGGCGATCGACGTAGATCTGAGTCGGCCTCCCCTTAGACAGCTTGGAGGGGATGCTCATGAATGTGTTTCTGGAAATTCTAGCCAAGTCATAATCAGACTGATTGTTCACATCCCCATCATCAGTTCTGAGCACGGCTTCCAGTATCGAGACAGCCACGTTCGGGGTCGCGTTAATGGCTGTGTAAGCACCCTGACCATCAACCATCGTGATTTCATCTTCGCTCACGCACCAGAGGTTTATGCCTCTGTTGGCCCACTCCATGAGCATGAGATCAATGCTTCTCCTGGCTGTGCGGAGATCATACCCAGAGACCATCTGGAGGCCAGCACGCTCGTAAGCTTCTTCCACTAATTCACCGACATCGGGTGAAAACGATACTGCGCCGCTAGTTGCCACGGATGGCCTCCAATATCTCTTCGCTGTTCTCCGCCTGCTTTGCTCGGAGATCCCTTAGCTCAACCTTGAGATCCCCTAGCAACTCTCGGTTGTGCTTTACCTCAGTCTCAATGCGCTCAATCTTGATTTTTACCTGAGCCACTTCGGCCTGATCTGCCATAGAGCTATGACCGTTTTCCCCGGCATGTGACATCTGCATAGTAAAAAGGCCCCCAATGGCAGAAGCTACGATGCCAAGGGAGGCCCAGAAAGTCGTCGGGGTTACATGAGTCATTAAGTGTTTGCCCCGCCTGTATAGAGAACTGCAACAAAAGAAGATGGGCTTACCGTCGATGATCCAGTCTGGTCGTTTGCGTCTACAGAAAACCAAACTCCATTTTCAAATAGAATACCGTTGCCACCAAATCTATGCTGGTACGGGAAAAAAGACCTAGCCGCTGACTGAGCCAATTGGCTAGAGTTAGGAAAAGCAACCTTGTAAATTTCAGTACCACCTGAACTTGGCCTCAAAGCCATAGGTCTTGAAAGTGTATGGCCGTTGTCTCCGGATGTATTTGACCCACCGTTGACAACCCAAAACGCATGAACCCTAACGCGCCCACTAATTATCTGAGTACCGGAGGCGCTGCCATCGTTGTATGGGTCTGTGCTTGACCAGATATTTGTATAATCTTCTGTCATATTGAGTACACCACATTGACTAGCGCAAAGATTGGGCCCAAAGTCCCAGGGTTGGCTGGCATAGTAATCCTTACTCTCATTCCATCGTCAAAAAGAATCCCTGGCCCTGGTATAGTCATAAAGCTAGAGGGTGTAACTACGCCACCCCCCAAAAAAACCAAAGCACCAAGCCCCCCAAGGGTGATAGGCATCTTAAGGACTTCAGTATTTGAAGAATCCATTTTTTCAAAATAAACGTAGCAAGGGGAAGATTGGGTAATGTTTACGTTTTGATACTGCGCCGCTCCACTAGAAAGATCAAAGCTCCTGAGACAAACGCGAGTTCCCGAAGAAGCAATAGTTGTAGAACTATCTAGGGCTCCATCGCTCTGTGCAGACTCATGGTATATAGACTTGCTTTTGCTTTTGTAGTAATTACGCATGGTTAGCCTATGTAGAACACATTTACTAAAAACGGGAAGCTTTCACTAGCCAGCCCATCAGTTGTTACTTCGTAGCTTAAACCATTTTCAATTTGCAAATACGAGTCTTCTGTTACCATAAAAACTGAAGGCTCGTAAGAAATAGTTTCGGCTGTTGGTCTAGCATAAACTATAGTCCAAAACGGATCAGAAGAAGACCCATCAAAAAGTCTAAATCTTTGGAATACATTGGTTGAACCCGCTGTAAGGACCCTAGTCATACCTACACTAAAACCCACAAGTTTTATGCGTGACGGAATGCTTGAATCAATCAACTGCCTGTCATCGGCTGATGGGTTTAAGCTGACTGTAGAAACTTGGCAATAACCTAAAGACATCTTTAGCCACCCAACTGATAAGTAATTGTGACGTTATTGATGCCGTAAGCGTTTGCTCCGCCTACAACCCAAACGTCATTTTTAAATAGGTAGTAGTGGGACGGGAATGGTTCAAAGTTGATCCACGGTTGATCGCTGTTGGATGAACCTCCTATTGATCCAGCCCCGACATGGCATCCGTCTTCGTAGACTTTGGTGCCTCCGCTATCGGGATCACCTTCCCAAAGCTCTATTACAGGTTTATCACCAGAAGCTATCTGATAAGGGCACCAAACTACAGAAAAAACTCTACAAGAACCGCTATCCCCAATGTCTACAAGCTTGTGCTTGGTAGTCGGGGTAGCGCGAGAATTATAGAAAACACTTTGTACATCGGTTGATTTCATAATTCTTATCGCTGGTAAGCAACCCTTAGGCTCGTGACGCTAAGACTTGCGGCGTCTACAGTTCCTTCAAGTTTTTCCACTTCAAAAGAAAGCGAGGTATTTATCTTAAGGCCGTCAGCAGGGATCAGGATAGCGACATTTGTTGATAGATACTGAGGGCCGATAAAAGGGAATTTCATAATAACCGTATCCCCGTCGTAAACATAAAGTGCGATGCAAGTATCAGAAGGCTGCTGCTGAAACTCATCCAACGGTCTAAACGATAAGCTTTTGACGACGCAAGGGCTTGCAATTAAAGAAGTCTTTCCGTCATTAACTCCTAACTTCAATATTCTCGCTTGCTTTACGCCAGCCGGATAAACACTCAACTGAAAGCCCTCACTATCTCCCAGACTCCAGCACCAGCAGTCCAGAACGCCATGTCTTTTCTAGTGTCTGCCACTCGCTCAACAGGCCACTGGAGCCAGAACTCTCTGATATAAAGAGACACCATCGACAGATAAGCTCCACCGAGGGCACAAAGACTGAGGCCGCAGACCAGATGTAATGTCTGATCTACGGCCTCTTGTCGTTGGGGAGTGAGATCCCTGTACCACTGGGGGTCAGACAAGGATTAATCAGCAAAAGCAGGAGTCGTCACGGAAACAACAGAGCCCCAAACAAACCACTCAGTTGCACTCGTAGACACGAAGTTGATCTCGAAAACTCCAGGCGTGACAAGCGTAAGCTGTTCATTGGAACTGCCGTTAGCAAAAACAGAGCTAACCGTTGCTGCTCCAGTAGCATCGGAGTCAAGGAACGAAACGCCGCCGGTAAAGAAAACGCTATTGTCAGTCGTTTCGGTTCTTAATATTACATTCTGAGCTTCCGTCGCAGCACCAGAACAAATAAACTTGTAAGCAATCCCAGCGCCAGTGGGAGTGGTTAAAGTGAAGGTTCTGTTAGAGCCGATGGCAGGAACGCCAATAACCTTTCCGTTATGGCTTTCAACAGTAATAGTTGCATCAGCATCAGAAAGCTCGACAGGCGAAGCCTGGAAACCCTGCTGAGAAACTACCGGCCCACTAAAAGTCGTCTTACCCATTTGAATCACCTCGTTGCACGCAACTTGCCTACCAGTCCGCGTGCTGTCTTTTTAAGTCTGGTAGGTCTGGTTTACCATTTAACCTTGTCTGCCCAATACGCAGCAGACATCTTGCCCTTGGCAATGTTCTTGCCATGTCGGGCCTTGAAGGACTTACGCTTCGCCTTCATTCTGTCCGACTCACCCGCCTTAGGCTTGCCAGCAGTTTTCGCACCCTTCTCACCGAAACGGATCAGCTTGATCTTGTCGCCTTCCTTGGCAAGAACAGCATGACTCTTCTTCGGGTGATTGGGAGTTCTCTTCGGTTTGTTGTAACCGGAAAATGTTTCACTACCGCGCTTGATAGCCATATCTAAGCCTTGCGGTGCTTAGCGGTCAAAAGGGTGGGGAGAGGAGGAATCTGCCCGATTGACCTCCCCTCCCCCTACGGGAACTTCCCGCAGATCCCTAATTACG